GACTTTGAATTGTTTCTTCTTGATGACCTTAAAGCATCCTCGGTTGAGTTCGGGGAAGCACTCGAAAGTGGCTCCGATGTTTTGAGTCTCCCATAGTTGTCCTTTATTTGCTGCTGTGTTGAATCCGGTTGTGGCTGATGGAGTAGTCATCTGAGCGGTGTCTTCTAAAGTCTGCATAGCAGTTTCCTTTTTGAGCTTACATAAGTATACAGTTACAAATTTCTGTGTAAGTGGGATGAGACTATCTGTTGGACGATGGTAGAGTTGTATGTAGCATGAGTAGAGTTGTACTTGACGGTTTTCTTCTATCTCTCCAGTAGAGTTAAATTGAGCGATCCATTGAGTAGGGTTTACGAGTTGGCGGATATGCCAAGCACCGTTAGTGAGTGTAGTGTTTCCAGCGTTGAGTTCATATGAACCCCATTGTCGGTTAGAGGCTACTTTTCTCTCGAGTGACCTAATACGTGGTTGAATGCGGCGACGACGTCGTCGACCCCTATAAGCTCGTTGAATGCGGCGAGCTGCGGCGGTGCCGGCTGGGCGTGTGTATCCGTAGAGAGATCCAGTGGTGCGGTTGCGAAGCATGCGTCTGCGGAAAGGCATGTTGTACAGTTGCTTGAGATTATATTTCCCATAAAATGGACTTAGAGAATAATATATGTATGTATATTACATGAGCGATGTTGCTGTGTGCCGAAGTGTGTCGGGGGACGGTAATACTATAAGTCCCCCTCGCAATGCTTGTATTAGATGGTGTTTCACCTTGAATAATTATACTTTTAAAGAGTTTAATGAAATTGTGTCAAAAGTACGTATGTTTTGCAGGTATGCAATAATAGCCAAGGAAGTTGGCGAATCGGGTACACCACATCTACAGGGGTATATCGAGTTCAAGACTCGGCGTAGACCTATCGGTGTATTTGGTTTAAAGCGTATTCACTGGGAGCGGGCGAAAGGGTCGAAGACTGATAATTATTTATATTGTTCGAAGGATGATCCAAAGCCCTTTAAGTTTCCGGAAGAATATTCCGAGAAGATAGAGGAGTTCTATTGGTGGCAGGATGATATTAAGAGATTACTTAATAGCAAACCAGATGACCGTACGATACATTGGTACTGGGAACCAGAAGGGTGTAAGGGTAAGACAACATTTTGCAAGTGGCTATGTTGTAACTATGATAAGGTGATCTGTTTAAGTGGTAAAGCAAGCGATATGAAGTACGGTATTGTAAAGTTCATGGAGAACCTAACTGTTCTCCCTAATGTGGTTATAGTTGATATACCGAGGAGTAAATCGGAGTTTGTTTCTTACTCGGGTATTGAGGAGGTTAAGGATATGTTCTTCTTCTGTGGGAAGTATGAGAGCGCGATGATTAATGGAGCACGGCCGCATGTTATTGTATTTGCTAATTGCGAACCTATGTATGAGAAGCTTAGTACTGATCGTTGGCGAGTGGTGGACATTTCGGCAGAGCATGGGGGCCCGTAAAACCTTTCCATTTCATAACCTTGGATGGATATAAGACGGCCCCATGCTTCGGACAGGCGTGAAGCCTGGCTCCGTCTCATAACCATCCTGGGTATGAAGATGTGGGTTGATGAGAGCCCGGAGTAGATTGAAGTAGAGACTTATCTGTTTCTCTCCTTCTATCGTTTTCTTGTATTTACTGAGTAGTTCTTAGTTTCCATGTTACTCTTATTCCTTGATCAAGTGTGTTTCCATCTTCTAATGTGAGGGTAGAGCCAAAGCCACCTACGTGGGTGATTAAGAAGTATCTATCTTGATGGTCTAGGTCTGACTCAGACATTTCTTTCCATGATTTATCATGTCTCCCTGATTTGATTGTATTGAATGTTCTCATATACATGTTAGTTTGCTTAAACGTGAACGGGGGAGTGGTTACAGGCACGTCTGGTGCTGCTTCAGTAGTTTCTAAAGTGGCTGCAGTATTCTGAATAATGTTCTGGACTTTGAATTGTTTCTTCTTGATGACCTTAAAGCATCCTCGGTTGAGTTCGGGGAAGCACTCGAAAGTGGCTCCGATGTTTTGAGTCTCCCATAGTTG